TACTATCAGTAGACTTAACAAAGGTAAGAAATGGAAATACGGTTACGATAAAGAACACGATATTATAGTGTTATCTCATAACGGGCAAATAGGTGAGATAATAGAAATACAAGGACTAGTTATTGCGCTACCAAAAGCTCCTAAAGAAATATACAAAGATCCGAAGAACAAGTGGGTGAAATTCGAGTATCCCAAGGAGTTGCAGAGAATTAAAAATATATTCGATTGGAGAAACTATCCGGAAAGCAGTAAAGAAAAATGGTACGATTATATAGACGAGGAGTTCAGAAGAAGGGAGGAAGGATTCTGGTTCACGAATAATGGTAAACCAACCTGGATAACAGGTACGCAATACATGTACTTACAATGGAGCAAGATTGATGTGGGTGCTCCAGATTTTAGAGAGGCAAACAGATTGTTTTATATATTCTGGGAAGCTTGTAAAGCAGATAAAAGATGTTACGGAATGTGCTACCTTAAAAATAGACGTTCTGGATTTTCTTTTATGTCATCAGCAGAAACGGTTAATTTAGCCACTCTTGCAAGTGATAGTAGATTTGGTATATTATCTAAAACTGGATCAGATGCAAAGAAGATGTTTACGGACAAAGTGGTTCCTATATCAATTAATTATCCTTTCTTTTTTAAACCTATCCAAGATGGTATGGATCGTCCTAAATCTGAACTTGCTTACAGAGTACCTGCTAGTAAGTTTACACGGAAAAAGATGTCAGCTACAGATGGGTTGGAAGAAATCGAAGGTTTGGACACGACGATTGACTGGAAAAACACTGGAGACAATAGTTATGATGGTGAAAAACTAGCATTACTAGTTCATGATGAATCTGGTAAATGGGAGAGACCCGATAATATTTTAAACAACTGGAGGGTTACAAAAACATGTTTACGGTTAGGTAGTAGGATTATTGGTAAATGTATGATGGGCTCAACTTCAAATGCTTTAGATAAGGGTGGAGAAAACTTTAAAAAATTATACAATGCTTCAGATGTCACGAGAAGAAATAGAAATGGTCAGACAAAGTCTGGCTTATACTCTCTTTTTATCCCAATGGAATGGAACTACGAAGGATTTATTGACGAGTATGGAATTCCAGTCTTTACTACTCCTGATATCGACAGACTTACACCAGACGGTGAATTAATAGATGTAGGTGTAATAGATAACTGGCAAAATGAAGTAGATGGTTTAAAAGATGATCAAGATGCTTTAAATGAATTTTACCGTCAGTTTCCAAGAACTACAGAGCACGCGTTTAGAGATGAGACTAAAAACAGTATATTTAACTTAGTTAAACTATACGAACAGATAGATTATAATGAGGAGATGTCTAGAACCTTAGGAATTACAACTGGTAATTTTCAATGGGTAAATGGAATTAAAGATTCTCAAGTTATATTCTACCCAGATCCAAAGGGAAGATTTAAAGTTAGTTGGGTTCCACCTCAACAACTGCAAAACAGAGTGGTACTTAAAAATGGTATTAAATACCCTGGCAACGAGCACATGGGTGCTTTTGGTTGTGATAGTTACGATATATCAGGTACAGTGGATGGAGTTGGATCAAAAGGAGCTTTACATGGCTTAACTAGATTCAGCATGGAAGACGCTCCAGCTAACAGTTTCTTTTTAGAATACTTATCAAGACCACCAACAGCCGAGATGTTCTTTGAGGACGTTCTAATGGCTTTAGTATTTTACGGGATGCCTATACTCGCAGAGAACAATAAACCTCGTCTCTTGTACTACCTGAGGCGTAGAGGATATAGAGGGTTTAGTATGAATAGACCTGATAAGATATGGAACAAATTATCTGTAGCAGAGAAGGAAGTAGGTGGAATACCTAACTCTAGTGAAGATATAAAACAAGCTCACGCGGCAGCAATTGAAATGTACATACAGGATCACGTTGGAATGAAACAAGATGGAACGTTTGGTGATTTGTATTTTAATGAACTGCTAAACGATTGGGCAAAGTTTGATATAAACAAAAGAACAAAGCATGATGCGTCAATAAGTTCTGGTTTAGCTATTATGGCTAACAATAGACATTTATACGCACCAAACGCTAAGGTTGAAAAACAACAACTAAATTTAAACATTTCCAAGTATACTAATACTGGAAGTAATTCACAAATAATCAAATAATAAATATGGCAGAGTCTGGCATTAAAAGTTATTTCCCGAGTCAAACCGTAAGCGATGCTGAAAAGCTTAGCTATGAATACGGTTTAAAAGTAGGTAAAGCTATAGAACAGGAGTGGTTCAACAACGACAGGGGTTCTAATAGATATGGAGCTAATCATAATGATTTTCATAATTTAAGATTGTACGCTAGAGGCGAGCAATCTATACAAAAATATAAGGATGAGTTATCTATAAATGGTGATTTGTCCTATTTAAATTTAGACTGGAAACCAGTTCCAATTATTTCTAAGTTTGTAGATATAGTTGTAAACGGTATTGCTGAAAGAACATACGATATAAAAGCTTATTCTCAAGATCCTTTTGGTATTGAGAAAAGAACAGAGTATATGGAATCTATAATTAGAGACATGCAGAGTAAAGAGTTTAACGACGCTGCTATGGAAAACTTTAATATTGATTTATACGAAAACAAAAAAGAAGAGTTACCAGAATCTGAAGAAGAGTTAGCTCTTCACATGCAGTTAAGTTATAAGCAAGCTGTGGAGTTAGCAGAGGAGCAAGCTTTAAACGTTTTATTTGATGGCAACAATTACGAGTTAATAAAGAAAAGATTTTACTACGATTTAACAGTATTAGGTATTGGCGCCGTTAAAACATCATTCAACACGTCCGAGGGAGTTACTATAGATTATGTTGATCCAGCTAACTTAGTTTACTCTTACACAGACTCACCTAATTTTGACGATATATACTATGTTGGTGAAGTAAAAAGTATTCCAGTAAACGAGTTAGCAAAACAATTTCCTCATTTATCTGAAAGTGATCTTGAAGATATAATGAAGAATAAATCTAACAATAGATCTAATTACGGTTCAGGACATAGTCAAGATAAAGAAGACAACAACACAATTCAAGTTTTGTACTTCAATTATAAAACCTACATGAATGAGGTTTATAAGGTAAAAGAAACTGGAACTGGAGCTGACAAAGTTATACCAAAAGATGATTCGTTTAACCCACCGGAAGATAAAGAGGGTGGTTACAGTAAAATGCTACGATCTATTGAATGTCTTTATGATGGTGCTATGATTTTAGGTACTGACAAATTGCTTAAATGGGAAATGGCTAAAAACATGATGCGTCCTAAAAGTGACTTTACAAAAGTTAAAATGAACTACGCTATAGTAGCACCTAGAATATATAACGGTAAAATTGACTCGCTAGTAAAACGTATAACAGGTTTTGCTGATATGATTCAGTTGACACACTTAAAGTTACAACAAGTAATGTCTAGAATGGTTCCAGATGGTGTTTATTTAGATGCTGATGGTTTAGCTGAGGTTGATCTAGGTAATGGAACGAACTACAATCCACAAGAAGCTTTAAACATGTTCTTCCAAACTGGTAGTGTTATAGGTAGATCTTTTACTTCTGAAGGTGATATGAATCCAGGTAAAGTACCTATTCAAGAAATCACATCTGGATCTGGTGGTAACAAAATGCAAGCTCTTATTGGTAACTACAATTACTACTTACAAATGATAAGAGATGTAACCGGACTTAACGAGGCTAGAGATGGTAGTATACCAGATAAAAATGCTTTAGTTGGAGTTCAGAAGTTAGCAGCCGCTAATTCAAACACTGCAACTAGACACATACTACAAGCTGGTTTATTTTTAACAGCTGAGACAGCTGAGTGTTTATCGCTTAGAATATCTGATATTATAGAATATTCCCCAACTAAAGATGCTTTTATACAAGCTATAGGTACACACAATGTTGCTACGTTAGAAGAAATGAAAAACCTTCATTTATATGACTTTGGTATATTTTTAGAGTTAATGCCAGATGAAGAAGAAAAAGGTATTTTAGAAAATAATATTCAAATGGCTTTACAGCAACAAACTATAGAACTAGAGGACGCTATCGACCTTAGGGAAATAAGGAGCGTTAGGCTGGCTAATCAACTTCTTAAAATACGTAGAAAAAAGAAGATGGATAAAGACCAAGCCATCCAACAGCAAAACATGCAACAACAAGCTCAGTTAAATCAACAATCAGCACAAGTAGCAGCTCAAGCGGATGTTCAAAAGAACCAAGCGTTAAACGCTGGTAAAGCAGAGTTATTACAAATGGAAGCTCAAGTAGAATCTCAAAGAATGATGCAAGAGGTTCAAATGAAAAAAGAACTAATGGCTTTGGAGTTTCAATACAACATGCAACTTAAGGGTATTGAAGTTGATGGCGTGAAAGATAGGGAGAAGCAAAAAGAAGATCGTAAAGACGAAAGAACAAAAATACAAGCAACACAACAATCAGAGATGATTGAGCAAAGAAATAGTGGAAAACCACCTAAAAACTTTGAGTCCGCAGGTAATGATATACTAGGTGGAGGATTTGATTTAGGTTCGTTTGACCCTAGATAGAATTTATTAATTATTATTATATTATATTATGGAAGAAGAAAATGAA